GTTCCCAATGCTGGAGTACTTGGATCGAGTTCAGTCCAAGCGTACAGGCGTGACTGATGCAAGCCAAGGTCTTGATGCCTCTATCTTGCAGAACGTGACAGCCGCAGCCGTGGCATCCATGCAGCAAGCCGGAGCCGGAAAGATTGAGATGATTGCCCGTATCTTTGCCGATACTGGTGTTCGTGATCTGTTCTATGGCATCTTGCACTTGGTCACTAAGTACCAGCAGAAAGAGCGAATCATTCGTTTGCGTGGCACTTACGTGGCTATTGACCCTCGCACTTGGGCCAACAAGTATGACCTGACAGTGAATGTCGGTCTGGGTAACGGTAATCGTGATCAGCAAATGGCAATGCTGCAAATGGTGCTGGCAAAGCAAGAGCAAATGCTGGCTCAGTTTGGCCCTGCTAACCCGTTTGTTTCGTTCGGTCAATATCGTGCTTCTCTTGGCCGTATGGTTGAGGCTGCTGGTTTCAAAGACTCTGCTGAGTTCTTTAAGCCGATTAGCCCAGAGCAAGACCAGCAATTGTCTAACCCACCTCCACAAGAGCCGCAAATGTCTCCAGAGGTTCAGGCGTACATGGCTAAGACACAGGCTGAGATCCAAGGCCAACAGGCTAAGTTCCAAGCTGATATGCAAATGCAACAAGCCAAGATGCAAGCGGATCTTGAGTTTGAACGCCAGAAGGCTGCACTTGAATTGCAACTCCAGCGAGACAAAGCCGCTGCTGAGATTCAACTGATGCGCGAGAAAGAAGCCTCAAAACTTCAGATTGAGCGTGAGAAGATGAATATGCACTTTGCCATGAAGGAGCAAGAGTTCCAAGCCGAGGCACAGCTTAAAGCCATGAAGATTGGTGCAGGCATCACTTCCAACGTGGAGATCCCAGGATGAATGACCAAGTTGAAGAAACCAAGCAAATGGTCAGAGAGGCCATGCTTGAAGAAGGCATAACCTCTAAAACGCTAATGCGTCTTGGAAAGATGGCTGAAGACGTTTTGCAAGATCAAACACTCTATCCAAAGTTTTTACAAGCAATCATTGATAGCGAATTAGCCGATGAAGAAGATCTATCTAAAAAAATAGATTACCAACTTATTGGCGTAATGGCTACGCTTGGAGAGATGTCAAGGCAAATGATTGCTTCTGGTGAAATAGAGGCTTGATATGGGATCAAAATTTAGCAGATTCCTAAAGAAAGTTGCAAAACCAGTTGCAGTGATTGCTGCGATTGCTTATCCACCACTTATCCCTGCAATTGGCGCGGCTCTTGGCGCTACTGGTGCGGCGGCTACTGTTGTTGGTGCTGCTGCTCTTAGCACTGGTGCAAGTTTAGCCTCTGGTGATCCAATAGAGGACGCATTAAAGTCTGGTGTGATTTCTGGAGCATCGGCAGGGATAGGGCAGTTGGCCTCTGGTGTTACGTCTGGTGTTGCTGAAACTTTAGGTGGTGGATCTGCCGCAAACATTGCAGCCAATGCGTTAACTGGCGGTACAACATCTGAGTTGTTGGGAGGCGACTTTGCAGAGGGCGCTTTGATTTCAGGCGTTGGGTCTGGAATCAATCAAGCAAGGCTTGCGGCTGCGGGTGATTATCTGAGCAGCTTCCCTAGTGGATATGGTGAGTACAGTGATGCTCCACCAGATATGAGTGACTTTGGTTTGCCTCCATCCAGCACGCCATCGCCTCCAAGTTTTAATGATCAAAGCGTTTCTCCGCTAAACATAGATGGGACACTTGCTGCTCTTAATCTTGGAAAGACTGTTGCGCCTTACGCTATAACAGCATTGCTATCAAAGAACGCTTACGACTTGGCAACCAAGGACGATCAAGGCAACTACAACTATCCGATTGTTCCTATTCCATCTGATTGGAAGTCGCCGGAATACAACCAGACATTTACGCCTTCAGCGCCAATAGACTTTGGCAATCCTGAGATGCTGGCGGGTACGCAGTTTGCAAATCCCCCATTGGCACAGCAGCCAATGAACTTGTCTTCACTGATAAACACTTTGAATCTTCAGCAGCCGCAGCAACAATTCGGCATGAATGAGATTGTCGGTAGCATCAATGATGTGCCAATGTCTATCAACGACATTATTAGCAATCTTGGTCAAAACACTATGCAGCCCTTTGACATGAATCAGAGCATTGGGCAACTGGACAACGCACCAGCATCACTGAACAGCATCATCTCTGGGATACAAAGCCAATATGGATAAGAAGCAAAAAGCACAATGGGCCAGCAACCTTCTGGTAGATGACTATTTCGTAGAAGTCATGAATGATTTGAAAAATCAGCAGATTAGTGTAATAATCAACACAAATCGAGATGAGGCAGAGCAGCGTGAAGCCGCTTACAGCCACATTAAGACACTTGATCTGTTTCTTGGACACTTGCAAGGCATAGCCGCAGAGACCAAGATTCAGGAAAAAAAGTGGCGTATTCTGTAAGGAAACTTACCCGCAGTCCAGACGGTTTCTGGCGAAAACTGAGATAACACATGGAAAACACCAACCCGCAAGGGAGTGAAAGCCTAAGCGTAAACCAAGCCGCTAATGCGTTTCTGGGTTTGATGGGTGACGATGGAGCCGAACAAGGCCAACCAGAGGAGCCTATTGAAGAAGAAGCAAGTGGCGAAGCTGAATCTGAGGAAGCTGAGTATTCAGAAGAATCAGAGCCTGTTGAGGAAGTAAAACCCCGATACAAGGCAAAAGTTGGCGGTGAGGAAGTCGAGGTTGAACTTGACGAACTTATCAACGGCTATCAGCGCAGCAAGGATTACACCCAAAAATCTCAGGCTCTTGCTGAACAGCGCAAAGCAATGGATGCCGAGCGTGAACATCTTGAGCAAGTTAAACAAGAGCGTATGGCCTACGCCCAGAAACTAAAGGCACTTGATAGCTTCTTGAGCCAGCAGAATAAGGGTGAGGATTTGGAAGTTCTGAAAGAAACAGACCCTATCGGTTACGCCGTTAAGGTAGCAGAACAGAGCCAGCGTGAGAAGCAGTTAGCAGTTGTTCGTGCTGAACAGCAACGCATTGCCCAACAGCAACAAGCGGAGCAACAGCAGTCCCTGCAAAACCATCTCAAGGCTGAGTCTGAAAAGCTTGCGTCTGTTATCCCAGAGCTGAACACGCCAAAAGGCGATGCAATCCGGAAAGAAATCCGTGAATATGCAAAGTCTGTTGGCTGGTCAGATCAAGAACTCGCCTCAGTGTATGACCATCGTGCTGTGCTGACTTTGTATAAAGCGATGAAGTTTGAGCAACTTCAAAAGGGTAAGCCGGAGACTTTGAAGAAAGTCCAGCAAGCCCCAAAGATGCTCAAGCCCGGAACTTCAACGCCAGACACTAAGTCATCAGAAGACAAACAAGTGATGCAAAGGTTGCGTCAATCCGGCAAAGTCCGTGATGCTGCTGCTGCATTTGAACGATTCTTTTAAATTTTTGGAGCTTTAAAATGCCTACCTATCAGACCTATACGGCCATCGGCCAGCGTGAAGACCTCTCTGACGTTATTTACAACATCAGCCCCACAGACACGCCTTTCATGTCATCTATTGGCAAGAACAAGGCAACTGCTACTTTCCATGAGTGGCAGACTGACTCTTTGGCCGCTGCTGCTCTGGGCGGCGCTGTTGAAGGTGCAGATCAGTCCAGCATCACTGCTGGCCCAACATCGCGTGTCGGTAACCGCACACAGATCTTTACCAAGGCTATCGCCATTGCTGGCACTTTGGAAGCTGTTGACAAAGCTGGTCGTAAGTCTGAAAAGGCTTACCAGATGGCTAAAGTTTCGGCTGAACTGAAGCGCAACATTGAGTTGACTCTGCTGTCTAACCAATTGGCTGCTGTTGGTAACTCCAGCACTGCTCGCACTTTGGGTGGTCTGCAAGCCTGGCTGAACACCAACTATGACGGTGGCACTAACGGTGTTGCTGGCTCTGCTGGTACTACTGCCCGTGTTGACGGTACTAACCGCACTTTCACTGAGACAATCTTGAAGACTGTGATTGCCGAGGTGTACACCGCTGGTGGCTCGCCTAAAGTGTTGATGGTTAACCCTGCTCACAAGCAACTGGTGTCAGCTTTTGCTGGTATCGCTGCACAGCGTTACATGGCTCCTTCCAACGAGCCAACCACCATCATCGGCGCGGCTGACGTTTACATGAGCGATTTCGGCACTATCTCGGTCGTGCCTAACCGCTTCATGAACAGCGACAACGCTGGCAACGAAACTGCTTTCATTGTCGATCCCGACATGGCTGCTGTGTCTTTCTTGCGTCCTTTCGAGACCATTGAATTGGCTAAGACAGGTGACGCTGAGAAGACTCAGTTGCTGTGCGAGTTGACCTTGGAAGTGAAAAACCAAGCTGCTCACGGCATCATTGCTGACCTGACACCTTGATCTAACGTAAGTTAGCCAAAAGCCTCTCTCGGGAAACCTTGGGGGGCTTTTTTATTTACCATGCCAATGATAGAATTGCAATCATGGAAAACCCTACATTTCGCAAATCTGTTGCTCACGCTGATGGTGAGGGTGGTTTGGTCATCCAAACTGCTCAAGATGTAAGTGCAATCATTGAGCGCAACAAGCAAGAATTCAACAGCTATGACGAACGGGCCAAGTGGTCTGATGAGATTTATGGCAACAAGGTAGCGTCAATTCCTTTGACTGCTATTGATGACCTCAATAAGCAAGGCATCATGCGTGGCTATCACGTTATTGACAACGCTAAATTTGCGATGTGGCTCAATAACCCAGATAACAGAGCATGGCGAACACGACCAGGAGTAATTTAAATGAGCTATACAAGTTACTCTGATCTAAAAACAGCCATTGCTGGTTATCTTGCTCGCTCTGATCTGACAGCGCAGATTCCAGACTTCATTCGTCTGTCTGAACTGCGTTTGCGCCGAGACTTGCGTATTCGTCAAATGCTGAAATCTGTTACTACTGCTACTGTTGCTGGAGACAGTACCGTAGAGTTGCCAAGCGACTTCCTTGAGGTTCGTGACTTGGTGATTGTTGGCAATCCTCCGCAACCTTTGAACTACTCAAGCCCTTCAGCATTTACGCGCAATGCTAGGTCATGGGAATCAGGCAAGCCGCTGGACTACACAGTTTTGGCTAATGACTTCCAGCTTGCTCCTGTTCCTGATGCTGTCTACACGGTAAAGATGCTTTACTTTGCTGCGCCTACGTTCTTGAGCGACTCAAACACAAGCAATGTATTTTTGGCAAACACGCCTGATGTTTTGCTTTATGGCGCTTTGCTTGAGGCTGAACCTTATTTGATGAACGATGCTCGGATCAATACATGGGGAACTATGTTTGATCGTGCGCTTTCGTCAATAACTCGATCTGATCAACAAGGTCAGTATTCTGGTGTCCCGCTTGTAATTAAAACCACTCTGTGAGGTGAATCATGGCTGAAATGTCGAACTATCTTGAGAACGCACTTATCAATGCGACTCTCCGCAATACTTCTTTCACATCCCCTGCGGTTGTGTATCTTGGTCTGTACACCAGTGACCCTACTGATGCCGATACTGGCACTGAGGTTTCTGGTAACGCATACGCTCGCCAAGCAATCACGTTTGGCGCACCTTCCAATGGTGTGACAACAAACACTGCTGTGATTGAATTCCCACAAGCCACAGGCTCTTGGGGTACTGTTACCCACATCGGCATTGAAGATGCTTTGACTTCTGGTAACTTGCTTTACCACACGCCCCTGGATGCTTCTAAGACTATTGCAACTGGCGATGTGTTCCGAATCGCTATTGGCTCATTGAGCGTAACACTGGCTTAATATGGCTATCCAAGTCACTCATGCCACACAAGCAACTGGCACTGATGCCGGAAACGGAGAAATCCGTAAGGCTCAGTGGAATGAGGCACACACCATTACTGGTGTAGCTGCTAATGCCGATATCCAAGAGTTCACCTCTACTGGCACATCCACATGGACTAAGCCAGCGGGTGCAAAAATAGTTTATGTGCTGATGCAAGGCGCTGGCGGTGGGGCTGGCTCGGGCCACAAACAGCTTGCAATTCCGTTAAACCCAAACCAGGGCGGTATGGGTGGTGGTGCTGGCGGGTGGGCAGAATTGTGGATTCCGGCTGTATCTCTTGGTTCAACGGAAACCGTAACGATTGGCGCTGGTGGTACTGGTGGCGCTTCACAAACAACATCGGGCAACGGCAACAACGGTGTTATTGGGGGCAATAGCAGTTTTGGCTCTTGGGGCGTTGCCCGTGGTGGGTCAGCAGGGACTGGCGGTTCAACAGCAACACAAGGTTCTGGATCAACAGGATCTACCTCTGCAAATGCCCCTGCTATTTTTTCTAATCAAGCAAGTACAACAAGTAACTCAAATTTTTATATTGCAAACGGAGGCTCTAGAAGCGCTGGTATTTCTGGTGGTTTCGGAGGTAGAGGAGGTAAAAGCGCCGGAGGTGGTGGTGGTGGTGGGGGCATAACCATAACTCCAGCAGCCACCAGCGGTGGAACAGGCGGGAAGGGCGGTTCCGGTGTTATTGAAACCCTCACATCAAACACTGGTGGTGGCGGCAGTGCTGGCACTAGCGGGGGCTCTGGTGGCAATGGCGCAAACTCTAATAATTACTATCTTGGTGGTGATGGTGGCGGTGGAGGGGGGGCATCAATAACAGCAAACGGCGGCAATGGAGGCAATGGCGGTTATCCCGGTGGAGGTGGTGGTGCTGGCGGCGCTTGCTTGTCTGGTTTTAACTCCGGCGCTGGTGGAAACGGTGGCGATG